ATGGCGTAGGAGAGCCACTGGAGCCTCCTACAACCGTTATTGCAGACACAGCACCCATTGCTGCTAAAAGTGTTCTGCGGCTTTTAACACTTATTTCAGATCCAACTGGGACATACTCATCGAATCCTTCTGCATAGATATTTATCTCACCCTCAAATGCCTCTTTCACCTCGTCTGGTGCGTTTTGAACAGCTTCTATAATTTCACCCTTTTCTTCTTCAGTAATTGTGGATGTATCAATAGCATCAAAAACTTCTTTTGCATCTTCTTTACTTATTTCCTGCAAAACTTCTGGAGATGTAGCAACATCTACAGCCTGATCTGGCGTAATTTCTTCAGTAATAACCGATGGCAATGTGGTTGTTGTAGGTGGAACAGTTGTTGTAGACGATGTTGTTGTAGTTGTCGTAGTTGTTGGCACAACCGTTGTCGTAGTAGTCGTTGTTGTGGTCGTTGTTGTTACCAATGGTAATTGAAAAAACAAAGTTGTTGTAGTCACTGGTACGGTTGTAGTCGTTGGTGGCAATGTCGTTGTTGTCGTTGTAGTAGTGGTTGTTGGTAGCGTCAAACCAGTGACTTCATTGCTCCAGCCCGAATAAACAGAAAGAGAGTCATTATCGGCTCTTACTTTAAATTTGCATGATTGATCAGATTCAAGATTCTCAACAACGGCAGATGTTGTTGTTGATGAAATAGCAAAACCAGATTCCCAATTGTTGCATGACCAAAATATGGCATAACGCTCAACCTCCACATTTGACTGCTCTGGGGCACTCCATGAGAGATACACTTTGCTTTCATTAGTTGATGTGACCTCAAGGTTTTGCGGGCTATTTAGATATGGTGCAAGAGTAGTGGTCGTAGTGGTAGTTTCTGGTGTTATCTGATTCGATAACAGTGAAGTTGTTGTTTCAAATGAATAACTCTGTCCATACCACCTGTTCGGATCACCACAGCAAACACCTGTTCTTAAGCGATATGACCCCGGCTGTAGATCAATTGATATATTAGAATCAAGACCATAGAAGTCGTCATTTGCAGTTAAAAGATTATCTTGAGAGTCGTACAGCCAGAGCATTGAGTCAATACCATTCTGCTGTGCATATGTACGAACAGTAAAGTTTTGAGATTCTTCAAATGTAAAATAAAAATCGTTTGCACCATATGTTGTATAAGAATCAGCTCTTACAGAACTTGGAGAAAGGGATGTCAAAAGAGAAACAAAGCATACAATGAATAATGGAATAGATCCTCTTCTTAAAGTTAGTTTTCTCACATAATAATAATACTTTATTATGAATTAAAGAACATACTCAACGCCGCTTACAACAAGTGAGACTGTTGCAGCATTGCTTGATATATATAAAGAAGAGTTGGCATTTAACACGATAGATGTGTCATAAGTAATAGTTTCACCACTCAAAATATTTGTATTACTAAAAATTTGATTATTTGCAACAGCAGAACCACCAGATGGAATTATGTGAATATTTGAAACAACAGTACTTGCACCTGTATTGCAAATATTAATATTTTTAATAATTGCATATCCACCAGTGTTTGAACTGATTGTATAAACATTACCTGTTTGTGTATTGCCAATATATAAATTTTTTGGTGTTAAGTTAGCCATTAGAACCCCATCCAAGCAATAATGCTTGTATCATTAGTTACGGTATTCATATCCTGAACAACCGTTGCGTCAAGGACATGATCAACATAGTCCCCAGAAACATGCGCTACAGCAGTAGTCCCATCATAACCTCTTTGTGAAACCGTAAAGGTATTTGTACTTCTTGAAGAGCATAGGATTTTCTCTTCAGAATCAGTCCCTCTCCCGATTGAGATTACAAATGGATTGTCTGAGCCAGAGGGAAAAGAAGAACCATTTGTAACAGTAAATGATGTAGATGAATTAGAAATATTAGCAGTAAGTGCTGTTGTTAAGGCATTTCCTACGAACTCTTGTCTAATCATAAAACCCCTTAGTTGATAGAAATACTCAAGTCGCCTGATGCAATTCTTAAAGTATCTCCAGATGTAACTGACTTGCTTGATGTTAAACTTCCATAAACAAGAATATTCCCGCCTGTCAGATTGTCACAGACTGCAACTGCAACAACTGTTGCAGTTGGCATACCTGCAAAGTCAACATTTGCACTGTTTGTAGCAGCCCCTGAAGACGCAGCATTAAAAGAAATAGCCTGTCTTGCATAAGAACCACCAGTAACTTCAGTACCAGATGTGCTATCTGTTGGTGCTACGGTATACAGAGCCAGATAAGGGGTTGCTGGCATTGTAAAAGATGTTGTCCCAAGAATGTGATCAAGAACTTTGTTCTCTAAATAATTGCTCAGGTTACCGGCCATAATCAGCCCTCCTTGGAATTAAAAAAATCTTCAACTTCAAATGGGTTTGCAATCCTAAAGTTATCAAGTTCAAGAAGTCTTAAAGCAATCTCGGTTGGAACTTCTTTAATCCAATCTTCTCTTGTAAAAGAGATTTCATTAGAAGTATATGCGGCTCCACTTTCAAAAACAACAATAATATTGCCCTCAGCAGATGCCGTAGCTTCTTTAGTCTCTGCTTCTTTCTTTGGAGCAGCAGCTTTTTTTGCTGGCGCTTTCTTTGCTGGTTTTGGTTTTTCAGGTTGCAAGTCCCCTGATTTAACGACATTATCACTCATAGATAATAGGATACCACAACTTTGTGAAAAATGCGAAATGGAGGGGTTTTTATACCCCTCCAAATCACAATCTTTATTTTAGTTAAGATTAAAGTGTACGAAGCTTAACATTCTTACCGATTACATATGAATCAGCGTTTTCAATGTTGCTTGCAACTCTCATGTACTGAGTGTACTCAATGGTGTCTGTCTTTGGCTTGAACTGACGGTAAACAGTAATGTCACGGTGGATACCAATAACACGGTTGTTCGGGAATGTCAATTCAACATGACCATGAGAACCAGTCTGACCAGAGTAGTCTCCAGCGAGTGCTTCTGGCATAAGTGGAACTTCAATCAATGGAATTCCGAATGGTGAAATACCAGTTGAACCTGCTCCACCATTTGCTCTCATTGCGCCCTGCAAGAATGCCAAGTCACCAACAGTTGATGCTGGCGATGGTGCACCTGCGGTTGCAGGAGTAGCAGAGTTTGGATTTCCAAGGCTATAAATCGTGTCCTGAACAACGCCAGATCCAGAGAAGAACCTCAACTCATTTCTGCGCTGGAGGTACTTTGCTGGCAAGTTGCGAAGGATACGGTCATATGTTGCTCTAGAAACATTGTTACCTGCTTCGTCAACAACACGGCCAGAAGCCTTTGCAAGCTTTGTGAAACCGTCAAGAGCCTTCAAAAGACCGTTGTTGGAAGCAGTGTTACCACTGATGAACAAATCGTCAAGGTCGTTAGCTGTCTGACGAGCCATGATTTGAGCGATGTGATCTTCAAGAGATGCACCTTCGATGTTGTCCTCAAGGGATTCGGTTGAGATTGCCCAGTCCAAACGGAGCTTGACAGTGCTCAAAGATACCTTGCTGAATGTGACGGCTGCATTTGCACCGTCATCTGTTGCCTCGGTTGCCTTTGAAAGCAAACGAGTTCCAACGGAAACCTTGTCGATTTCCATTTGTGGTGTACGCATACGAACGACTCTTGCGTTCTGCATAAGAACTGACTGATCAATAACATAGTCAAGGAAGCGATTGGACTGTGCTGGTTTCATCAAACCACCAGAGTCATTGCCTACTACGCTCGTTGTTACTTCGTCAGCTTTTGATAGAATTTCTTCTTGTGATGCCATATCTTTTTCTCCTCCTACTTATGACTCATAGCCCAAAACGCCAATGACGCTTTGTGGCAAATACATGTTGCCCCAGAAAGACTTTTCTTGTGACTTTGTGATTGTCTCTTCTTCTTCGTCTTCTTCTGGATCAACGCTCTTTTTGATAGCACCAGTGTTAGCAAATTTTGTAACTTGCTCTTCAGTTTCTGCAAGAGCTTTTTCTGCTGCTTCTAATTTTTCTTGAAGCTCAGTAGAGCTGGCTTCAAATCCCTTTGTGATGGTGTCGATTTTTTCTTGAACCGATGCTTCAATCTCTTCTTTAATTGAAGTAGCGAAGGTATCCAGTTTTTCGTCAACCACAGCACCGA